TATCGCGAGGTCTGACTTTGGGTGTGGGACCGTCACCGTGCCGGGCCGCGTCGCATGGCGGTAGTGGCGGTGGCTCCCGGTCTGGCGAGCGAATTCCCAACCCTCTGCCGTGATCTTCTTGATGACTTCGCTGCTACGCATCTCAATTCCCCTGCTGATACACACGTTATACACATAGCCATGTGTTGGCGCAAGGATAAATACACATTCAATACACATTAGTTGATAGTGATTTGATGCGAGAAGGCGCAGTGTTCGTGCGGCACGCTTGGAGCTGGCGTTGACACGCTCCACGATAATCAGGTAATTGGCATGCAACACAGGCCCTGCATGCCAAAGCATCTGGATCAAGGCGCGCGCTCTCCCCCTTGCCCAGCTTGCTCAACGTCACACTCGGCAGCGGGTGTGCCACTGCAATGGCTGAAGTCCCCAAGGTTATCATTATGTTGGCTGTCAAAGCGAACTTTGATCTTTCAGGTCTGCAACGCGCGGCCAGAGCATTCGGCGCCGAACAAATTCCTTTCGCTCAAGCTCTTGCCCTTACTCGGCTAGCCCAAGGTGTGTCGGCAGACGAGGCGCAGACTGTCAGGGAAACGTTCGACAATCCGACGCCTTTCACCCAGAAAAGTTTCTCGGTCACGCCTGCCACGAAGAAGACGCCCATCGCGTACGTCCGTGCAAAGGACATTGCAGCCAGATATCTCGCGCCGTATGTCTTTGGCGGCGAACGCTCGCTTGGTTCAAAGAAGGCCATGCTAGTTCCGCGCAATGTCGCACTGAACCAATACGGCAACCTCTCGCGCAACAAGCTGGCGACGCTCCGGGGAAAGCAGAACGTCTTTATCGGCCAAGTGAAGACAAAGAAGGGCAAGACTATAAGCGGTGTGTGGCAGCGGCCAGTCGCTGCACCCACGAAGGCCAGGAAGGGAGCGCCGGCTGCCGCGTCGGGCCTAACCCTCTTGATCCAATTCGAGGATACCACCCCGGCCCCCAAGCATTTGCCCTTCCACGAGCGTGCCCAAGCCTATGTCGCGAAGCACGCGAAGGACGAATTCACCGCAGCCCTGCGCCAGGCCTTCGACACCGCCCGCCGCGGCCGGCGCCGATAGGCTGCCCTCCCCAACCTCGACCGCGACCCTCCCCGAGGGGGTCGGTCGTGGGTCCTTCCGGCCCCTATCGGCAACGTGGGTAATTGCGCGCCCCATTTCGTGGCCAGCTACGCATCTGAAAAGGTGTCCGCACCCCAATGTCCGCACCCGCCGAGTTCATTTCGATCCGCGAGTTCGCGCGGCGAGACGGCTGCGACGACAAGCTTGTTCGCCGCGCCGTAAAATCCGGAAAACTCGCGGTTTCGGAAGACGGCAGGGTTGATGCTTCGCAAGTCGGTTCGGCCTGGCGCCGTACAAATCGACGCGCTGAGGCTGGTGCGGACAAGTTGGCACTGAAGGGTGCGGACAAACCGAAAGTGTCCGCACCGAAAAAGGCAGTGGATAAAATGTCCGCACCAGCGGATGACAAGCTCCGCTCCGCCGTCGAAGAGATCATCGGAGAGGAAAGCAGCAACTTCCTCGATGACGTGTTGGCTGGGAAATTTCACCTCCTGGGCGATGCCGAAAAAATCAAAGAGAACGCTCTCGCGGCAAAACACCTGCTCGCAGCGAGGAAGGAAGCGGGGGACCTGATCGAGGTCGAGCGGGCAGAGGCATTGTTCTTCGAAACAGCCAGGGCAGAGCGCGATGGTTGGATCAGTTTCCCGACGCGCATAGGCCCGCTTCTCGCCGCGGACCTCGATCTCGATGCGGACCGGGTCGTTGAGGCTCTCACGATCTATGTCCAGCAACAACTCGAGCAACTCGGCGACCCCACCGCCGACTTCACCGCTCGCTCGTAACGAGGAAAAGCTTCGGCGCGCCAGGCGCCGTGGTTGGACGCCACCGCCCCGGATCAGCATTCCAGACTGGGCCGATCGCTTTCGCAAGCACAAGGACGGGACAAACTGGCGGACCTCTGAGGTTGAGATAGCGCGTGGCCCGATGCTGGCCCCGACCGAACCGGGCGTTCACATCGTGACCGCGATGGTCGCGACCCAGCTGCTGAAAACGTCGCTGATCGAGAACATCACCGGCCACAAGGCACACCTTGATCCGTGCGACATGCTGCTGGTGCAGCCCAAGGAAGACGCGGCCGAGCAATTCTCCAAGGAGCGCATCGCCCCTTTCATCGCCGCCACGCCGGTGCTGCGCGAATTGATCGGCACGACGAAGACGCGCAAGTCCGAAGAGACGCTGCTTTACAAATCGTTCCCGGGCGGTTTTCTCGCGCTGGTCGGGGCCGGTAGCCCCGATAACCTCGCCCGCCGGCCCGTCCGCATCGTCATGTACGACGAGGTCGACAAATACCCTGTCACCCGCGAGGGTGACCCCATCGATATCGGTGACGAGCGCACCGCCAAATTCTCGAATTGGCTATCGGTTCGCGCATGCTCGCCGACAGTGAAAGACGAAAGCAGGATCGAGGCCAGCTATCTGGAATCTGATCAGCGCCGTGCGTCGGTTTCGTGTCCTCACTGTGGGCATCGTCAGTTCCCAGATTTTTTCAAGCACGTCGAATGGGAGAAAAGCGAAAACGGGCATCGCCACCGCACGGAAACAGCCAGGCTCTATTGTGAGGCCTGCGGCACAGGCTGGAACGAAGGTCAGCGCCGCAAGGCGCTTCAGACCATCAGGTGGCATCAGACACGGCCGTTCGAGTGCTGCGGCGAACAGCAATCGCCATTGGAGGCATACGAATCGGCTTGGCGCTCAGACGATGACGGTTCGGTTGAGAAGGTTTGGGACTGGTGGTCCAGCGACCTCCATGCCGTCTACCGGGCGAAATGCAGGATCTGTGGTGACTGGGCCGTTCCGAATGAGCACGCCGGCTTCCAAGCCGGCAAGTTGTTCTCCCCCTGGGCTAAAGACAGTCCAGCGCACATCGCGAAGAAGTGGATCGCGGCGGACGGTGACGAAGACAAAAAGCAGGTCTGGTACAATACCCAGAATGCCCAGACCTACCGTAAGCACGCTGGCCGCGAAATCGTTCTGAACAGCCTGCTAGCTCGCCGCGAAAACTGGCCAGCAGGTCTTGTCCCTGATGGCGTCGCGCTCCTCACAGCCGGCATAGACATTCAAGACTATCGGGTTGAAATCGAAGTTGTTGGCTGGGGCCGCGATGAGGAAAGCTGGTCGATCGAGCACCACGTGATCGATGGTGAAATGTCCGATCCCTCAACCCGGACGGCCGTCGAAGAGTATTTGTTGCGCACTTGGCGCCGCAACGATGGAACACAGTTCGAAGTCAGGGCGGCGTGTATCGACTCCGGCGGCCACCATACCGATGCCGTCTATAGTTTCTCGAAGGCGAACCTCGGCCGCAAGTGGTGGGCCATCAAGGGCGAGAGCGCGCGGACGGGCTTCCGCAATCCGGTCTGGCCGGTCAAGCGGCCCAGCTCGCGATCACGCAAGAGCTTTCGGCCGATCATCATCGGCGTCAATGCTGCGAAGGACTTCGTTCGCGACGCGCTGCACAAGGATACGCCCGGTGCGCGCTACATGCACTTCAACGGCGATTGGGATCAGCCCGCATTTGAGCAGCTGACCGCCGAACGCATCCAAGTCGAAGGTGAAGGTGCCCTCCGCATCCGGAAGTGGGTGCCGATTGCAGGACGGGCCAATGAGCGCCTCGACTGTCGCGTCTATGCCTATGCGGCCCTGCGAGGTCTGATCCATCTCGGTCTGAAGCTGAACCGGGAAGCGGACAAAATCGGGGCAGCGATTGGTGCGGCCATCGCTGCAATGCTGGGCAACGAAGAGAAGAAAGCGCCCGAGCAACATCAAGAGCGGCCGTCGCCAGATGGGTCAGCCGTAACAGAGAAACAAGAGCAGACCGGCCCCAAGCCTTTGGGGCGGCGATCGATAGGTCGCAGGTTAGCCTGAGGGAAAAAGCATGCGCTTCGACCGCAACACCAGCCTGCTGGCCGGCATGGATGACAGCGTTCTGCGCGCGCGCCTGGCGCAGATGCAGCAGGATTACCTCGACCTGAGCTCCGGCAGGAAAACGGTCAGCGGTGCCTATGTGCAGGGCGATGGCAGCAAGTCGATCACCTATGACCGCACCAACATTGCCCAGTTGATCCAGGCTATCCGGCAACTGCAGGCGCAGCTGGGGCTCATCGATAATCCTCGCCGTGCTATAGGGGTGCGCTTCTGATGGCCTCCCCGCCCTCGATCATTGACCAAAGCGGCCGGCCAATCCCCGCCGGAGAAATCGCGCGTATCCGAGAAAGTGCTCGCCGCAGCGGCGGCCGTATGCGCGGTCTGAACGGGCCCATGCCGCAGCTGTTTCCGTATGACGCCGCCGACTGGGGTTCCAAGGAACTTGGTGGCTGGAACCCGTGGATCAGGTCGCCCGATTCTGAAATCAATGCCTGGCGCGATCGCATGGCGGGCCGCGTCCGCGATCTCCGCCGCAATGACCCTTGGGTTTCCGGCGCGATCAGCCGAATCCTGGATTCGACGATCGGTGTGTCGTACCGCTTTGTATCTAAGCCGGATTACCGGGCTCTGGCCCTACACGCCAAGGGATTTGATGCCAGCTGGGCAGCGGAGTACCGCCAGGCTCTGGAAGCCAAGTGGAGGAACTATTCCGACGACATAGGCCGCTTCGCGGATCTCGGTCTGCATAAAACGATGTCGCAGATTTGGCGCGTTGCCCTCGGGCATAAGCTCGTAGATGGCGAAAGCCTGCTGGTGGCGCATTGGCGTCCCGATCGCATTCATGCGGGCGGTGCGACATATGCGACCTGCTTTCAGGGCGTAGACCCTGATTTGCTGTCGAACCCCCATCAGGGACCTGATACCCGGTTTATGCGCGGCGGCGTCGAAATCGACGAAGACGATGTGCATGTTGCTTACCACCTGCGCCGGGCGCATCAGAACGATTGGTACAATTCCGTCGAGAGCATGGAATGGGACCGCATCGAGCGCGTCGATCCCGATGGATGGCGGCGTGTCTATCACGACTATGATCCCGAACGGTTTGGTCAGAGTCGCGGCGTTTCGGTATTCGCGCCGGTCATCAGTAAGCTCAAGATGCTGGCCCGCCTCTATGGCGTGAAACTGCAGGCCGAGAATGTGGCAGCGGCTTTTGGGCTCTATGTGACGTCACCCTACGATTTCGAGATGGTCCGCCAGGCCCTCGACGATGAAGACGACGAAGAAAAGGCCTTTGGTTGGTACCAGGGCATGCGCGCCGATTTCCACGAGGAACGCAGCCTGCAGGTGAACGACGTTCGCCTCGCCACTCTCGCGCCTGGTGAAGACATCAAGTCCGTCGCGCCTGGCGGTGGCCAGCAGGATATCCGTCCGTTCGCCCATGAAATGTTGCGCGCAGTATCGGTCTGCCTCGGGACGTCGGCGGAAGAGGTGCACAACGACTATTCGGACGCCAGCTGGAGTGCAGCGCGTGCCGGCATCGTTCAATCGGAAAAAACCTACACCCGCCGGTGCGAAGAATTCGAACTGAACACGGCCGGTCCCGTGCTGGCGACTTGGCTGGAAGAGCCATTCGAGCGCGGGGAGTTGCCGCTGCCGCGCAATGCCCCTTCCTATCTGGAAATGCGCACGGCGTATTCGCGCGGACGCTTCCTTGGCGCCGCCCGTGGCTGGGTTGATCCGGTGGCAGAACGCCAAGGTGTCGTCCTCGGACTCGATGCCGGGTTATCGACGATGGAAGAGGAATGTGCGCGGCAGGGCGCAGACTGGGAAGAAAACCTCGAGCAACGTGCCATCGAGTTCAATCGCATGAAGGAGCTCGGCCTGCCCCGCCCCGAATGGCTCGGCGCTGATGCGACGGCCAGTCAGGCCTCGCAACCTCCGGCCAAGGAGCAACCCTGATGTTCATCGACGTGACGCGGCATGGTGGCCTCAAGGTTTTGCGCTTGTCAGTTTCCGCCATCGCGTACCTCAGCGATTTGTCAGATGGTTGTGCCATCCACTTGATCGGCGGCGAGGCCGTGCGCGTCAACGAGGACCTAGCAGTGATCGAGGCCCGGTGCATGGCGCCAACGGCAGATCTAGCCTCGCTGCCAGCGCCCTCCACTCCACGGGCGACAAACCGGAGAAAAGGACGATGATCGCTTTTCCCCGGCATCTCGCCACCGGCTTTTTCAATAGCCCGATCGCTCTTGATGACGCCGCCGCACCGCTGGCGCTGCAACTGCTCGAGCGCTCGATCGGCTTCAACGCTGACGGCGGTGCAGCGATGGAGTTTTGTGCAGGCGACGAATGGGGATCACCGCAGGGCAATCGCCAGCGTGAAGTCGATTGCCCATACGATGTCATCGCAGGCGTGGCCGTCATCCCCGTCAAAGGCGTGCTGATCCAACGCCTCGGATGGCTGTGGTGTTACGGCGAGTTGTTCGGTGTATCCGGCTATGACCGGATCCGGTTCCAGTTCATGCATGCGTTGGCCAACGACGAAGTCGAAGCGATTGCATTCGACGTCGATAGCCCTGGCGGCGATGTGGCGGGCTGTTTCGATCTGGTCGACACGATCTACGGCGCCAGGGGCATCAAGCCTATCGCTGCGATCCTGGGCGAGAACGCGTACTCTGCGGCATATGCGATCGCATCCGCTGTTGATCCTGGCCGGCTCTGGGTTCCCCGGACCGGTGGCACCGGATCGGTCGGCGTGATCTACATCCACCTGAGCATCGCAGACTGGCTTGCCAAGTCCGGGATTACGCCCACACTGATCACGAAGGGCGCTTTCAAGGGTGAAGGTAGCGAGATGCTGGAGTTGTCCAAAGACGCTCGAGCGCGCTTGCAGAAGGATATCGATATCGTCGGTGATCTCTTCGACGTCACAGTCGCGCGCAACCGCAAGCTCACGCGCAAACATGTTTTCGACACTCAGGCCGGTACCTTCCTTGGTTCGGATGGCGTCGACATCGGCTTCGCCGACGCGGTTTCCGCGCCGGATGAGGCGTTCCGGGCGCTGCTCGAGCAGCTTTGACACTGCTCCGGGGGCCCGGCCCCGGAAAGGCCCAAACAGGAGACTACCATGAATATTGGCCGCCTCTCGGCCGGTACGAGCCGCTTTGCGCACCTCACCGGCCTTTCCCGTCGCTCGCGCCTCGCTGAGGACGAAAATCAGGACGACAACGACGATCCCAAGGGCAAGAAGTCACGCGCTGCCGACGATGACGACGGCGACGAGGATGAGTCCAAGGGCAAGAAGTCGCGTCGCGCGGCTGACGATGACAGCCAGGACGACGATGATCCCAAGGGCAAAAAGTCCCGCGCCGCCGACGATGACGACGGCGACGAGGATGAGCCGAAGGGCAAGAAATCGCGTCGTGCTGCAGATGACGATGATGGCGACGAAGACGAGCCGAAGGGCAAGAAATCGCGCCGCGCGGCCGAAGACGATGACGACGATGACAAGGAAGAAATGAGCGGCCGGAGCGCCCGCGCGTCCGCCCGGATGCGCGAACAGGCGCGTATCGCAGCAATCCTGGGTCATCCCTCGGCGGCTCACAACCTGCCCTTGGCCGTTAGTCTCGCCTGCGAAACGCGCATGACACGGCGCGAGGCCATTGCGGTGATGCGCGGCCAGACGTCGAACGTTCGCGACGACGATGACGACGACTACGTCCCGCGCAATCGTCATGCGCGCGCCGATCGCGCGTCGCGCAACCCGCGCATCGGCAGCGAACAGCAGATCAGCGGACAGCAGGCCGTCAGCTCGAGCTGGGACCACGCTTTCAAGAAGGCGGGCATCAAAACCCGCTGACCCCTTCCCCCGGGCGGCCCAGGCTTGCCCTTGCTTAATGGAGCCCTGCCATGGGAAATCCCACCAACCCTGTGTTCACTGAACTGCGCCACGAAGGTGGCTACGTTGTCTGGGACCCCAGCAACGGCATGCTCACCCGCGAGGCAATCACGCTCATCTCCGGCAGCGGCGTCTGTACCGCTGGCCTGGTGCTGGGCGCCCAGCTGACCTCCGGCGCCGCCACGGCTACGGCCATCGGCACCAATACCGGCAACGGCACTTTCGGCACCATCACCGTGTCCGGCGCTGAAATCGGCACCTACACTGTCGAGTTCAACGATGCGACGCACTACGTCGTTTCGAACCCCAAGGGGATCGAAGTCGGTCACGGTACCACTGGCGCGGCCTTCAACGCCGGTGGTCTCAGCTTCACGATCACCGCGGGCGGCACCGCCTTTGTTGCGGCCGACAGCTTCACGATCGCGGTGACCGGGACCCTGAAATATGGCCCTTGGGACCCAACGGCCACTAACGGTTTGCAGCGCCTCGGCGGCATCCTCTGGAGCGGCCATCGCGATGCCACGTCGGCAGATCGTCGCGCCGTCGCCAACGTGCGCGGGCCGATGAAGGTACAGACCGCCGAACTGATCTGGGGCTCCAACGTGACGACCCTGAACCAGCAGAACGCGGCACTCGCCGCACTCGAGCAGCTCGGCATTCTTCACGCCTAACCTGGCGCGGCCGAGGCGCCGCGCCTTTCCGATCCACTCGGGCGGTCACCGCCGCGCGACGCCTCGGGCTGCCGGGTTCAGCAGCCCAGTTATGGAGCTTCCTCTATGTCGATCATCAACGTTTTCCGCCAGGATCCGTTCTCCGAAGTGGCGCTGACCAGCCAGGTTGAACGCATTCCCCACCTTCCGACCATGCTCGGCGATTACGGCGAGGCATTGTTCACGAACAATCCGATCCGCACGACCGCGCTGGCCGTCGAAGAGCGCGATGGCCAACTCACCGTTGTGCCCATGAGCCAGCGCGGTCAGCCGACCAATGCCGAACGCACCACCGAACGCCGCAAGATGCGCTATTTCGACGTGCCGCGCATCTTCAACGGCGACACGATCCATTCGCACGAACTGCAGAATATCCGCGAATTCGGCCAGGAATCTGTGTTGATGCAGGTCCAGACCGAAGTGGCGCGCCGCCTCGCCGGCCCGACCGGCCTTCTCTCGGTTCTGGATTACACCGAGGAATATCAGCGCCTGGCGGCCGTCCAGGGCCTCCTGCTCGATGCTGACGGCAGCGTCTGGTATAACTGGTACGACGAATTCCAGATTACGCAGCCGACGGAAATCGCCTTCAATCTTGATGCGAAGACCGAATATACCCTTCGTCCGATCATCAACAATCTGGTGCGGCAGATGGCCCGTTCGTCGAAAGGCGCCTTCACCACGCAGACATCCGTGGTGGGTCTGTGCGGCGACAGCTTCTTCGACGCCTTCATCACGCATCCCGATGTCGAAAAGACCTACAAGAACTGGTCGGACGCGGTCGAACTGCGCAAGGGCGGCGCCTTCCAGACATTTCCGTTCGCCGGCATCGAATGGGTCAACTACCGGGGATCGGACGACAATACGACGATCAAGATCCCCGACGACAAGGTGAAGTTCTTCCCCGTCAACGCTCCCGGCGTGTTCGAAAAGGCCATGGCCCCCGGCGAAAGCTTCGACTGGATCAATACTCCGGGCAAGGAGCGCTATGTGCTCCCGATCTTCGATCGCGATCGCAACGCCTGGTGGCGCATGGAAGCCTATGAATACCCGCTGTTCATCTGCAAGCGCCCCGAAGTGCTGCGGACCGGCCACCAGGGCGCCTGATGGCGATCGACTGGGATGATCTCGTCCTCGGGCCCGTCATGGGCATTTTCGGGGACGGGATCATCTACATGCCTCGCGGTGGCACACCGATCCCGATCGAGGATGCGGTGTTCGACGAAGAGGCAAAAGAGCTCGTCATCGGAGATGATGGGCAGGCCACTACCCAGAAAATGCCCATTTTGGGTATTCGTCTGGCCGCACTCTCCCCTGATCTGTCCACCGCGCCACAGCAGAACGACCGCGTACAGATCGTGAAGACGGGCAAGGTCTACCTCGTCAGGGAGCCCATCCCGGACGGGCATGGCCATGTCCTTATGAAGCTCATGGCCACCGCATGACGACCTCCTCCGATCTGCTTGACCTGGTCAAGACAGCGATTTTGGCCGCCGGTACGGCTGCGGAAAACCGGGTCTATTGCCCCGGCGACTGGCCGTCGCAGGCCTCTATGGTGCCGCAGGTCAAGCTGCGCATTTTGACCGAAAGCCGGGCGGCGCTCGCCCGCTCCGGCGCCCCGCAATTCACGACTGTGACCACGATCCGGGCATTTCTTGAAGTCCACTCCCCCGCCGTCGAGGATGATGGCGGAGCCAGTGCGGCGGAAGCTGCTGTCTGGGCGCTCAAGCGCCAGATCGATGTTGCGGTCGTGAATTCTTATCCGCTCACCAGCACCATCCAATATATCCCGGCCATGCGGGCCGGGTTCTCCATCCAGGCTGACGGCGCGATGCATGTGGCCACCATCACGATGGATATCGACCTCGAATTCTTCGAGGGGACCGAGAATTTCGCGCCCGTGGACGCGGACGACCTTGATGGGATCGACCTTACCGCCGTCGAATACCCACCCATCACCCTGGCGGTAGACCTCACCGAATAGCAGGAGACAGCCATGCGCGTTGTCAGCGTGCCGGGCCGGCGCATCGTCGACCCCATTTCCCGCCGCGTCGTTGACGAAGCCGGGCTCGAAGTCAGCGAATTCGATCCGTTCTGGGCGCGCCTGATCGAAGACGGCGACGTCGCGATCGCGCCGGCAACATCCGATGCTCCGGCCGAAGGTGCTTCGTCGACCGACGATCACGCGTCCGAAGACACCAAGGAGTAATAGGCCGTGACGATCAATTTCACCGGCATCCCGTCGAACCTTCGCGTGCCGCTGTTCTATGCGGAACTCGACCCCACTTATGCCAACACTGCGGCTCAGGACCAACGCGGGCTTCTGGTGGGGCAGATGAGTGCAGCCGGCACTTATGCGGCCGGCGTCCCAGTCAAGCTGACATCTGCATCCGATGGGATCGCGGCGGCAGGCGCAGGATCCGTGCTGGCGCAGATGATCAAGGCCTGGCGCGACAACGACCCCTCGGGCGAAGTGTGGGTACTCCCCATCGCCGATGCCGGCGGCGCGACTGCTGCGACCGGCAGCTTCACGATTACCGGATCAGCTACGGCCGCGGGCACGCTGCCGCTTTACGTCGGCGGCACGCTGGTTTCCGTGACGGTTTCCACCGGCGATACCGCAGCCACCGTGGCGACGAACGCGGCGGCGGCGATCAATAGCGCCGCCGCGGGCGTGACTGCCACAGCCGCCACCGGCGTTGTTACGTTGACGGCCGTCAACAAGGGCACGGTTGGCAACGGTATCGATCTGCGGGTTGCTTATCGGGGTACTGCTGGTGGACAGAAGGTCCCTGCCGGGCTTGCAGTGGCGATTGCTGCCATGGCGAGCGGGGCAACCGATCCCTCCCTCACCTCCCCGCTCGCCGCACTCGGCGACAAGACCTTCGATTTCATCGTGTCGGGCCTCAACAACACGACGGCGCTCGATGCCCTCAAAGCATTGCTGTCCGACAGCAGCGGTCGATGGTCGCCGATGCAGCAACTCTATGGCCACGTGTTCACCGCCATGGCCGGCACGGCCGGGACTCTGGCAAGCGCAGGGGTCGCCCGCAACGATCAGCACCTGTGCGTGATTGGCTTCTACGATTCTCCCACCCCATTCTGGATCTGGGCGGCGGGCATGATCGGCGCAGCGGCGGTCAGTCTGAGGGATGATCCGGCTCGGCCCCTCCAGTACGTCACTGTCAGCGGCATTTTGCCTCCGCCCATCGCCTCGCGTTTCTCGATCGGGGTCCGGAATTCCACCCTGCTCTACAGCGGCATTTCGACGTGGATCGTCGATGCCAACCACAACGTTGTGATCGAAAACATGATCACGACCTATGTGACCAACGCCCAGGGCAACAGCGACAACTCTTATCTCGAGGTCGAGACGCTGTTCACGCTGATGTATGTGCTGCGCTTCATGCGCAACCGCATCCAGACCAAGTTCGGCCGCATGAAGCTGGCCGGTGATGGTACGCGCCTGCCCGCCGGAAGCCGGGTAGTGACGCCCTCGTCTATCAAGGCCGACCAGATCGCAGCCTATCGCGAGCTGGAAAGCGCCGGCTTCGTCCAGAACGCCGCCGCCTTTGCTGCTGGCCTCGTGGTCGAGAAGGACACGACCAATCCCAACCGGGTCAACGTTCTTTGGCCGGGCACGCTCATTAACCAGCTGCGCATCTTTGCCATGCTGGTCCAATTCCGCCTGAGCTGAGGAGGGCACTGTGGCTGACAAACTTCTTGCCGGGGTGGCGTACGTCACGATCGACGGCACCTCGTATGCGCTTGCCGGCGAAGGCAACTATCGCCTCTCCACTCGGAAGCGCGAAACTCTCACCGGCCAGGATGGCGTGCACGGCTATTCCGAAATGCCGACGGCGGGCATGATCAGCTGGAAGGGCCGCGATAGCGGTTCGCTGAGCATCCAGACGCTGAATGACGCGGTCGACGTCACCGTTCAGCTGGAGCTGGCCAACGGCAAGAACGTGATCGCGCGCAACGCCTGGCGTTCCGGCGATCCGATCGAGGTCAACAGCGAGGACGGGACCTTCCCGGTCGTGTTCGAATCTCCTGATGTGACGGAAAACTGACATGGACACCGCAGCAACCGACGAACTGCCGGAAATCCCCGAGACGCTCACCATCACCTTGCGCAAACCGATCGAGCATGCCGGTGGCCAGATCGAAAGCATCACGTTGCGCGAGCCGACTGCGGACGAGTGGACGCGCTGGGACGGCAAGGAAGGCGTCGAAGCCGACATCATCGCTATCTCCACTGTCGCCGGCATCCCGCAGGTTGCTGTCCGCAAGATGGCCGTCAGAGATCTCCTGAAGGGATCAAGGTACCTCGCTCGTTTTTTGGCCTGAGGCCATTGGATTGGCGCGTCCGGCTGGTCGTTCTCGGCCGGATGTTCGGCAAGTTCCCCGACGAAGTCGCTACCCGGCCATGGTCGGTTCTAAATCAATGGCTGGAGGCGGCCGATGGTTGATGAAGTCGCAAGGGTCGGCGTCGGCATCGTCGGGGATGACCGCACGGCCAAGGCCTGGCAGTCTGCGGAAAAACGCGCAAAACAGGCGCAAAAGCGCGTCGGGGACCTCAATCGCAAGGCGCTGAACGACAACGAGCGGAACACCGCGCGCTCCACGAAGTCGATTATCGGTTCGATGGCGCGGGTCGAGCGAGCCACGGCAAGTGCCTTTGGCAACAAGTCGTTGGTCAAAACCCTCGCCGGTCGCTTGAGCGGGCTGACAGAGGCATCCTCTGCTCTGGGCGAAGGCTTTGCGGCTGCATCGCTTGCCGGCGACGGCCTGGCCGCAACCATCGGTGTTGCCGGGATTGCCGTCGCCGGAACGGTGGCGGTGTTGGGCGCCGCCGCTTATGCTGCTTTCAAGTTTGCCGATGGCTGGGCCAAGGGCGCGGCGCAGTTGTCACGAACTGCCGAAATCATCGGTGTGTCCACAAAGGCCCTGACCGAGTTCTCCGCAGCCGCGGAGCGCGCGGGCGTCGACAAGGGCACAGCCACGGGTGCGTTGGGTGGCCTGTCGCAGACGCTGAACGACGCGCGATATGGTCGCAACACGCAGGCTCTGGAAGTTCTTCGGCGCCTGGGCGTCGGTATGAAGCTCAACAAGGATGGCTCGGTCAACACCGCCGCCATGCTCCCTGC